GGTAAATCTCAAGCACAGAATAAAATTCTTGATGATATACTCAGGGATTTAAAACTGTGTTACAGCAACAGATATTACCTAGAGCACATGATAAACAGTTAGAATTACTTGCTAGAGTCCAAGTAACTGCAGAGACAGGAGCACCATCCCCTGTACTTGTTAAAGCAGCTAGACAACCTATGGAAGATGAATATAGGTCTTATGGTTCATTTCTATGGAGAATGTCTGGTGGTACTGAAGCTGCTATAAGACAAGAAAGAAAGAAGATACAGTTACAAGGTTGTGGTGCTTTAAATGTATTTGTAGATGAGATAGGTTATAACCTTATCTCAAACCAAGCTCTTAATGTTCTTGGTTTATGTCTATATGACAATGGTAAGATTGAAGCATCTATAACCAAAGTAACTAAAGAGAATAGTAGATATCCTGAAAGGGATATTCCTATTCCTGTTAACTTCTTATGGATGGGAGACCCCACTAAGTTATTTGACTCTAGTGAGACTGAGAAAGCTTTTATGGAATTCTTGGCTTCAGGTTATGCTAGAAGAACTCTATTTGGTATAGGAGGTGCTAAGACATCTACTAAAGATGCTAAGCCAGAAGATATACTTAATATGAGAAAGACTGCATATGCTCCACAGTTAAGAGATAATATTACTAGGGTAATAACTCAGTTAGCAAATTACAATCTTTTAGATACTGAAATAGCTTTAGAAGAACCTGAATTACTTTATTTATATGAATATGAAATATGGTGTAAGCAGAGAGTAGATGATATCTCTCCTATATCAGATAATATTTATAGAATAGAGTTAGGTGAGAGAATGTATAAAGTTCTTAAGTTGGCAGGTATATATGCTTTTATTGATTCTTCCCCTAAAGTAACTAAAGAGCATTTACTTTATGCTATGAAGTTAGCTGAAGATAGCGGTAAAGCATTACATACAATGTTACATCCTGAAGAACCATATATTAAACTTGCTAAGTATTTATCTACTGTAACTGAACCAAAGAGTAGAGCAGATATTAGTGAAGCGTTACCTTTCTTTAAGAATGCAAGATATCAGAATGAGCTCTTAGATAGAGCTAATGAGTGGGCGTATAACCATGATATATCTATTAAGTCTATAGCTAGAGGTAAGTTGGAATTCTTCCAAGGTGAACATATGAATATGACTAACCTTGATATGTTGAAGCTAAGTGCTTCTCAAGATAGAGCTTATCATTATAAAAATAGAGAAGTAGCCTTTAAAGATCTTAAAGGATTAGGTCAAATAGATGGTTGGCATTGGTGTGTACATCATTTAACTTATGACCCTAAAGATCCTTCTAAAGGTAACTGGAGAAAAGATGAATGTGTAATAGGTTCATTTAATCTCTTGGTTCTAGATTTAGATGATGGAGATTCTATTGAATTTATCAAAGAAGTATTCCAAGAATATAAATATGTATTGTATACTACTAAAAGACATACTGAAGAACATCCTAGATGTAGGGTAATATTACCTCTTAAGTATGAACTAACTCTAGATAAATCTGATTATAGTAGGTTTATGGAGAATGTATATGAATCTCTTCCATTTAAAGGGATTGATACAGGTACTAAAGATAGAGCTAGAAAGTGGTGTACTAATAAAGGTACTGTAATAGAACATGAAGATGGTAAACTATTCGATCCTAGACCATATATGCCTAATACTGCTGAGAATGATTTGAGACGAGATGAACTCAAGAAGTATGGTAATATGGATAAAGTACAGAGATGGTTTATCACCAATATGGGTGAAGGAAATCGTAATAATATGCTTATAAGGTATGGTTATATGATGAGAGACCATGGATTATTAGGCATGGAATTAGAAGAAGCAATTCTTACTTTAAACCAGAAACTAGAGAATCCTCTTAGTATAGATGAGATTAGAAATACTATCTTAAAATCTTTAAAAATTTAGATGTTACATAGGGTAGCATCTTACTTATAGGAGATACCATGTTAGGTAAATTAATATTATTGGTGGGTAAAGCCGCTGCAGGGAAGTCTCATTCTCTAAAATGGCTGAAAGACCCTGAAAAGGTTGCTTATATGAATTGTGAGTCTGCTAAGTATTTACCCTTTAGAAGTAAATTTAAAGAGCAGATTATTACAGACCCTAAAGCACAATTAATAGGTAAAGGTAATCTACTAGATATGATAGCAGCACATCCTGAGAAATTTCATACAGTAGTTATTGATACATTAACTGCTCTTATGGATTTATTTGAAACCAAGTATGTAAAGACTGCTACTAATACTCAACAGGCATGGGGTGATTACTCTGATTTCTTTATTAACTTAATGAATCAGAAAGTACCTGAATTAATTAAAGTAGGTATTAATGTAATTATTCTTGCACATACAGCAGATAGAGTTAATGAAGAAAACTTTTCATTAGACACCATAGTACCTGTTAAAGGAGCTATAGGTAAGAGAGGTGTAGAGGCTTTCTTTAATGATATTGTAGCTTGTAAAAAACTTACTATATCTTCTCTTGAAGGAGAATTAAAAGATAGGGCTAGTTCTCCTATGTTGAATATTACAGATAATGAAAGAGATTTGGGTTATAAGCATGTAATCCAAACCAGATTAACTAAAGATACAGTCAATGAAAGAATCAGATCTCCTGAAGATTTATGGGCAAGAAATGAAACTTTTATTGATGGTAATATCCAGACTGTACTGGATAGAATGGATGAATTCTACAATAACTAACGTTAGGAATATAAAATGGAAAACTTAAAATCATTATTTCAAATTGAAAACAGTTCAGCAGCTAATCAGATTGAAACAGATAGAGCTAATAATACATCATATGGTGTATTACCTAGTGATATTTATGATGCTGTAGTTAAGTATGCTTATATGGATAAATCTCAGGGAGGTACTCCTTGTGTAAAGGTAGTCCTTGAGGTAAATGGTAAGATTATTGAAGAAACACACTACATTGCTTACAAGGATACAGGTAAGCCATATAAGACAGTTAATGGTAAGACTACTACAATTCCTGGTATGCAGGTATTTAATTCCTTGGGTTATGTTACTAAGGGAATTATGGGTACTGAACTCAAGATGGAAGAAAAGGTTATTAAGAAATATAACTGGCAGACTAAGTCTGAAGTTCCTACTAAGGTATCCTGCTTCTCTGAGTTAATCAATGCTAAACTCAAGGTAGGTATTAAAGAATTACTTAAGCATAAGGTACAGAAAATGCCTGATGGTTCTTATGTACCTACTACAGAGATTAAATCAGTTAATGTTGTAGATAAGTATTACAGTGTTGATGGTAAGACTGCTCAGGAAATTGCAGGTAATGCTCCTGCTGAATATGGTCCTAATTGGGTAAATGCATACAAGGGTAAGAAGTTTGAAGAAAAGCTTAAAGTAGACCCTATTGATGTATCTGCTCAAGAAACTCCATTTGATACAGAACCTGCAGCACCAAATACCCTGTTTGGTGATTAAACTTAAACTTCCTACCAAGGTAACACTTGGTAGGAAACCTTATGCTATACAATTAAATCCATACCGTAATTGGTGTTCATATATAAATAATAAATTAAAACAAACCTATGCAACATCGCTGCAGGGTGTCTTGTCTAGGTATCCTCCATTATCAGGTCCTATTGCATTATCATATAGATTAGTAGTCAGTGATAAACATAGAAGAGATCTTGATGGTATGACATTTATCGTCCATAAGTTCTTTGCAGACTCTTTAGTAGAAGCAAAGTTAATACAAGATGATAATTGTTTTATAGTTAATGATATTCATTTTCATTGTGATGGAGTAGATAAAACTATATCTGAACCTTATGAGGTATGGGTTACTATTTACGACCAAAATGATTTAAAGAGGTAATTATGGTTGAAGTTAATAAAGAAGTCGATAATGCTTTACTAGAAATTCCATGCATTTCTTTAGATATCCAAATGGGTAAAGGAGGAGCAAGAGAATCTTGGATTGCAGGTGATATTCCTTTAGAGCTTGGTTATCCTGAGAATATTAAGTTTAGAGCTACTGAAGCTGATAAAGAGATTATAGCTAAATCAGTAATTAGTTTATTAAAGAAGTGGGCAAGAATAGATGACTGAAGAACATAAGTGGTATCCAGTAGATAGACTGACTAGATTAGGTCTTGAATGTGCAATATTTCATAAACCTAAGTTAATTGTAATTCAGGATAGAGAAGCAGGAATAACATTAAATCTGGATAAACCAGAATTTACAGAAGAAACCTTGAAGGGATTGGGAGACATTGTTTTAAGAAAG